CAATTGATCACCAGAAGCGTTGGGCCTCCATTTGATAACGGTGGAATCGGCCGGCATATGATTCACCTCAAAGCAGCTGCTTAAGAGCGGACTGGTTCCAATGGAATCAGTAAACTCTACCAGCTTACCTGAGGTAGCAAACTTACCAACCAAACCGGCACGGTTGTTTTCCGTGCCTCCCCACCTAACATCGATACAACCGGCGATTGGCTTCACAGTTCCAGCCATTGCTGTGAACGCTGTGTAGCCGGGAATCACCCTAGCTGCCATAGTTAAATTTGCACCAGTCGCGGAACTGCCTGTGAAACAACCTCCCTGGGTCAGATTGTTGTTAAAATCGCCAGGGGATAAAAAGATTGCAAAATCAGAGGCAACGCCTGCAGTGAAAGAAAATTCAGTGGCATAGCGAGATACGATTGCACCGTTGAGGGGATTTACACTCCCAACAAGTGGGCCACTGCAAGGACACTTGAGCAAGCGCAGATACTGCTGTGCTCTAGCGTCCAAAGCATTGGACATATTGGAGGCCTTAGCGGCTCCAGCTCGTGGTCTGAGGGACACACGCCCTGTCTTTTTGTTGCTCCGGGTGGACTTCCCGGCCTTTGGGTACTTAGACTTCGTCATGGTAATTGCTATTGATACAGACAGAGCCCGCGAAGCTCCGTCCAACTACCCCGGACACACTGTAACATTCTGCGCTCAATGGCGATTTGTTCATCAGGTGATATACCAGTCGCAAAGTAAAACGAGCACCTGCAAGTGTCATCAATGACACCGGTAGGGGTATTAAATTGCGCAGATCTGTACAAACCAGTATCTTTGAACAACCGCGTCTGACGACCCCTGCGTTCGAGGCCGTTCTGTTGAAACGCTTTATAGAAGGCGCTAAAAATGGGAACATCGGAGTATATGGACAAACCACAACTACCAACATCCCGCATCCACTGCAGCGCCTCCTTCTCAGTCTTACATCCGAGGCAGAGGAGATCCTTGCTCAAAGCTCGAAGATCTCGTACCATTTTCCACCCAACTTCTGTCTGCACAGGATGACATTGGCAGAACTCAAGCTCCTCAAACACTGCTTTTGGCTTCTCAACCTTGAGTGTGAACCCAAAGGTCAAGAACCACGCAGGTAGGTTCT